CTTCGAGTGGCACACCTAATTTTTTAGCTATTGCTACCTGTGAAGATGTGAGTCTCACAGTTTTGCGACCAGGCTTTACGCTTCTTGTAGCAGAAGCCACTGTCTGAACAGGGGCGGTCGTTTGCTTATTTTCAGTATTACCAAATTTATGAGGAAAGTCAACTTTTATTCGTTTATCGACTTCTGCATAATACTCGTCAGAACTTGGATCGTACCCTTCTTTTTCAGTAAGATCCTTATGTATCTCAAACGCAGTGTAAGTCATTGCTCTATCTGTACCAAACCATGAGTTTTTTGCAGCCCATGCTTCAGCTCTTGGATCCGGATTAATCGGATCATCTCTTCGAGGAATGTTTACATTGTTTGCTTGAGAGAGTTGTACAGGCTTCTCTTCCTGTTTTGTTTCTCGACCCTCTTTAGCTGCCTCTAGTTTTGCGTTCTCAAATGCGAGTTGTGCAATTCTTTTGTTAGCTGCAACTTGAGCTTCTGCACTACCAGATTCAATTGCTGCAGCTAATTCTTTTTGTGCAGACTCTAAACCTGATGATATAGTTGTCTCAAATTTTTTAATGTAATCAGAATCCGTTTTTTCAAAACGTTTTTCTAATATTTGTCTTTTCTCTTCTACAGCTTTTGCATACTCAACAGCAGCCTGTTCTCTTCTTTCTGCTTCTCTCATTTTACGAGTTAATTTCGCAATACGAGCTTGTACACCTTTACTGTAGTCTTCTAACTCACTATCATCTTTTTTTTCTTCTAACTTTGTCTCTCGTTCGTTTTCATATGTTTTATCTGTTTCTGTTTCTTGTTTCGGCGTTTCAGTATCAACTACTGACTCGTCTTTTGTTTCTTCGATATCTATTGTAGCATCAGGTCCTGATGTATCAATGGGTACCATTTTTTTTTCTTCTGGCATAGTTACTCCTTCCTATGTTTAGAACTCATGCAAGATGTCCTCTGGACTATCAATTGTTGCTAACACTTCATCGTCGTTTAGCAGACGCATTTCCCCACCATCTATTTTGATTCGACTACCTGCATATCGTGCAAACATAATCCAATCTTTTTCCTTGCACCATGGACCCTCCGGATACCTCTCCTTATCCTGATAACATTGCGGACCCATAGCCATAACTAATCCTACTTGTGAAGCAACTTGTTGTTTCTCCAATGTAGTTTCAGCTAATACTAATCCACCTTTAGTTTTTTCTTTCATCTTAAAAGGTAAAACTAAAAGTCTCCAACCCGTAGGTTGTGGTAATTTTGGTTCTTCTTTTTTCTCTGATTTTTTTACACCAATAAGATCATTGTTTGGTGTTAATATCGATGACTGTTCCTTTTTCATTTTGCTCCTTATCTTCTAGCAGGTTAGAGATTTCCTGTAGTGTTGCCTCGTAGGCGTTTATCTGTCCTATTATATACTTGTAATTTTCCATATTGTCAACACCACCGGATGTGACTGATATTGATAAATTATCTAATCTATTTCTTAAAAATTTAAGAAGTCGATTTATTACGTTTTCTAATTGCATCTTTTCCTTTCTTAGCAATTGATGCAACTTGGCTTTTACCCATAACTTTAGCCCGTTGCTCCATTACTGTTAGTATTTGTATTTTACGTGCAAAGGGTTTACTTACACGTTTTACTTTTGCAACAGTTGCTCTTGCATCTGCAGGTGTTGCAAATTTTATTTTAACTGTATCTCTAGGATTTTCATCCGTATACAATCTTCTTCCTGAACCTTTAGGCTTTTTTCCCGTTCCTTTTTTTGGATCCGCCATTGATAACTCCTTTTAATGTTTTAGCTTGAGCTGCATGTGTTTTTGATGCTTTCTGCAACCCTTTCATTACTTTTTTTATTTTTTGTTTTTTTAACATTTCCATCTCCTTCTTGCCTGACGAAGACGTGAGTTCGGATCTTTTGCTGCTTTAGGAAATTTTTTCATTTGTCCTAGTGATCTTGCGCAGAATGATTTTCTACGTTTGGCAGCTTTTGATCCAGGCTTCACTTTTCCTGTCACGGCTGTTTTTAATTTAGAACCGGGATTTGCTCTTCTGTAGGCAGCGACACCGGCTCGTGTCATACCTGCTCCAGACTTTGTAGGTCTGAAATTCTTTTTGTTTCTTGCAGGCATTGTGCCTTTTGAATATTCTCGTCTCATTATGCTGTTTTCTTCTTTTTCTTTTTCTTTTTACCACCTGGTCCTAAAGGTTTATCTACTCTACCACCTTTAGATAAAAATTTGTTTCTTAGTCTTTCCATTTCTTCTTGAAATTCTTCTAGCTCACTTGCATTTAAATCTTTATATGGTTTTCCAAACATTTCCATTGCATGGTCATCTGCATATTCTGGTCTGTAAAATGATTTATCTACTGATGCTACTTTTTTATTTTTTTCTTTTGCCATTATGCTGTTTTCCTTTTCTTTGCAAATGTTGCAGCTCTACTCGGTGTAGGGCCTGTATTCGCTTTTGCTTGTTTTCGTTTTACGGCACCCGCACGTTGCCCTTTGCTCATCGCTCTTGCTTTTGCAATAGGCACGCATTTTGGATAATTTTTTCTTTTTTCTCCACCACTTCTTCCACACTTCGGGTATGAGCCATCTGATTTTTTGTTTGCAATATCGACCCAGTTCTGTTTGACCCATTCTCTAAGTCCTCCACCTTTTGAATAGTAGGTTCTCATTAGGAATTCTTTCCAACAGCCTGTCTATTCATTCCTTTAATGCAAACTCCGCCGCCTTTACCATACATTGGTCTGTTCATCATTCCACCACCCATAGCTTTTTTACGACTACCTTTTTTACCACCTGGTGTAATTTTACCTGAACAAACTGCAGAAGCGTACATATTAGCATACGCGCTTGGGTACACTTTAAATTTTCGCTTCGCTGCGGCCTTACCTCTAGGACATAGTTTTGCCATTATTTCATATCCTCTTTAGCTTTTTGTTTATCAGTTAACTGTTTTTTTCTTTTATTAATCGGATTATTAGGATCAAAATTTTCATTTGGTTTTGGTCTTGTTGATCCAGATCTTGTTCCTTCAGGTCTTGTTTTTAAAGGTTGTTTCACTCGATCTCTCATTGGATCTTCTTTAGTTTTTCTTTTTAGCAAATTGAAACCCATAACGTTTGAACTTCCATTTTTAGCCTGCATTCTTTTGCCTTTAGTTCTTCCAGCAACAACATCACCAAATGTAATTTTATCTCTCGGTGGGGCTAGTTTTGCCAATGATTTTTCTTTTGGTGTAGTCGGAACTTTGCCTTTTGAAGATCCTTGACTATAGCCCATTCTACGGCCCATCATTCCGCCACCCATTTTATTTTCTCTTAAATCTTTACCTTTTGAAACTCCAGACTCTGTAACTTTTTCACCTTTTAATTTTTGTGTAGTCCGTCTTAATTTTTTTCTAGCTGGATCAATGTCTTCTTCCATTTTTTGAAAAGAACGTTTCATCTTACCTTTTGCTTTTAAAGAAGATAATTTAACATCATCGACAGCTTTTTTTAATTTTGATTTACCCAAAGCTGGTTTTACACTTTTAATAGTGCCATAAATTTTTTTGCCTGCTTTTACGAAACTAAATACACCCATTATTTTTTTCCTCCGCCGTTTCTAAAAATTTGTGTACCCTTTATACCATAAATCGACGCCACGACAAGGATCCAAAGATTTGTGAACCATGACGGGAGCTGCGAGAACATATCGAAGAACAATTTTACTTTGTCCATCGCTGTTGGATCGTCCGATATAACTGCCCAAGCGAGCACCAACACGGGCAAACTAAGAATTATCAAAACTGCCTCGTCTTTCCAATCTGATTGTCTAGCCTCTAACAATTTTCCTTGGTAAGCTTCGTCACCTCGGGCCATACGTTCAGCATGCATTAATTGTGCATCTGACATTGCCATTTTCGTCTTCTGCTTGTTAGCGTAAATTTTACTTCCAGCAGAAACGGCTAATTTTATCGCCGATAACCACATAATTAGTACGCTTTAGAGTTTCTTCTTTTTTCTGCTAACATTCTTTTCTGACCACCAACTGGTAATTCAGGTTTTCCTGTAGCAATATAGTTAAAAGCTTGGTCAGCAGTAGTTTTAGATCTAGGATCTACTTCAATACTCTGCTCTGCAACCTTAACTTCTTTTATTTTATCTAGTTTTTGCATTTATGCTCCTTTTTTCACTCCTTTTATAACACCTTTATTCTTAGATGCATAGAATATCTTTTCACCCTTTTTTTTACCATACTGTTTTTTCATAGATTTCATAATTTTTTTACCTTTTTTGTTTAATGGCATATTATTCTTCTATTTTTATGGCTGCTTGTTGTACTCCAGTCTTTGCAAGACTAACTCCAGCTCTTAATTTAGCTAAATCTTCGTTCTGATCCATTTTATCTTCAGCTAAATCTTGTGCTTGCATTAATTTTGCTCTTGCAAGGTCTTCATCAGCCTTATCTGCATCTCTTTTTCGTTCATTTTCCATCGCACGTAAGTCAACTTCACGTGATTTTAGTTTTAAAAGAGGGTCATTATCAAATTGTGATGTAATTTGTTTCTCTTCCTTCATATATTCTTCTGTCATCTCCGCGATTAGGGTAGCTTTTCTTGATTCAACTTGATTTGTTAGTGCTTGAAGCTGTGCTTGTATCTGTGGATTAGTCACTGCTTGTTGTTGCATCATCATCATCTGTTGCATTTGCTCTCTAAACTCTAATTGCACCTGTTCTTGTGCCATCAGACTGATGTGTTCTAAAATATTTTTTTGTATTGCTGCCATAACTGCAGGATTATTTCTAACAATGTTAGTTGACATAAAATTTAAGTGCGCTGTGATATGTGCTCTGTGGTCTTGACCAGGGAAAGCTTGAAAAGGTTTGCCACCTAAAGCATTTATGTGTTCTAAACTTGGGTCCATCGGTGCTGTTGGCGCTGGTGGAGGTAAAACTGCATCAACATCTTTTACACCTATTGCATTATACATATTTCTATAAATTTGATACATATTATGTAGCTGTGGATTAGATGTTGCAATCTGTAATTGTGTTTGAGCTAATGTAATTCTTTGAGACATTGAAAATATATTTGGATCTGCCACTGGTATTACGTCAACTCTATTATCAAAATCAGTTTGTTTTATATTTCTTGCACCACCAACTACATCATAAGGATATTCTGGTGGTAAATATTGTGAAACAACTTTTGCAAGTAATTTAAATTCTGCTTTCATTGCTGAATAACATCTTTTGTGTATTGCAGACATAACTCTTGATCCTCTTTCAAGAAGAGCAATTGTTGTTCCTACTGCAGCTCCTTGATTACCATCACCCACTTGCATATCAGCAATAGCCGCGAATCTTTGACCAGCTTGTACAACAATACCTAATAAGTTTAATAATGTTTGAGATGGTTCTTTGTATGGTAATGGAAAGAATGCATCTCTCAAATTACCACCGGGTGCATCTACATCTTTAAATTCACCTGGTTGTATTGGCGATGCTTCATCTCTAACTCTAACGCCTCTCTGTTTAAATCCTGCTGGTAGATTTGATAATGTACCTGCGTCTAATAATTGACGGAGAGCCGCCGTTGCCGTACGACTCAATCCGCCAATCATATGAATGAGTCCAAAGCCATAAAATCCAAGTCCTGGCAGAAATTTAAAGTGGACAAAATATTGGATCTTATTTTTCTTTAGATCATCGGGCGCATAGTTTCTCCGTATGGAGAGTACTACTCGGCTGCCTTCTTCTACAGTTACTATGTAGGGCAATTTTATTCCAGTTGGTTCACCTTGAGAATCAACTTCTTCGAAACCTTCTAAGTCTAAATTAACATGACACTCTAACAAAGTATATACTGGTTCATTTCTTCCAGTTTTTTTACTACCTTCAAGATCACGTTCTTTTTTTGCAAGTTCATCATTTGAATCTGTACCTGGAGGACCTAAGTCCACATCTTTATAAAAACCATTAACTTGTTGTTTTCTTAATTCATTTTCAGAAATTTTTACTTTATGAATAATCGCCTCCGCATCGTCTAATGAGGTAGCCGTGTACGGAACGATTAATTCATCTGCTGGAACAAACTTAGATACAGCTCGTCCCATATTTACATCATAGTAAACTTTTTTAAATGTTGAACCTGCCAATGGTAAATGAAATAACATAGAATCAAACTCTGCTTCATATTCTTTCATTTGATCCATAACTAAATAGTTCATGAAATCTTTTACACGATTTGCTTGTTGTTCTGTTCCAGGATTTTTTACACCAATAACTTGTGTTCTTACTGGTCCATCACTTGGTAATAATTCTTTGTAAGCTTGAGCTTGGAATTGTGTAACAGCTTCTGCCATCACTGGGTGTGTTGCACCACTGGCCCCTTGAAAAGGTTCTGTTCTATTCTCGTATTTAAATCCTAAAAGATCTAAACCTTGTATATATCCTTGTTCCCATTCTTTTCTAGAAGTTTTGTAGTCCATGTAATTTTGTGTCATTTCCATGCCTATCGGCTGCAAAACATCATCTGGTAAAAGATCTGCTAGATTGTCAAAATGTGATTCTGTTCCTGGTACGTTGATTGCACCTGGTTCGTAATCTAAAGTTACGCCACCATCTTCTTCTGGTATGACCTCGATCGGTCCTTTTTCTTCTACTGGTTCCTGAACAGCAACATCTTGCAATTCCTCTTCTGAAGGAATCTCAAGTTTGTTTCTAGTGTTCGGGAGTCCTTTGTCTATATCTGCCATTTATACTCCTAGTAGTTTCTAACACGGTTTTTAAGGGATAGCAACCCTTGTGAGTTTGGTCCTGATTCTGGTGGTCTGCCTGATGAATCTCCTGCTTCTTTTGCTATACCACCTCCTGCAGCCATGAAAGGATCACTTAAATCAAACTGCATAGTTCTGTTTTGTTTTCTAATATCATATTGACGTTGTAGCTCTTTTTCTGCTTCTTCGCTTTTTCGTATGTTTTCTAAATAAGCTTTTTCTGGATCACCTGTATCTAAAAAAGGTTGTAAAGCAGTTTTAAATTTTTGTTCTGCTTTTTCAAATTTTGGTTTGCTTCTTATTTTTTGACCTCTAGTTCCTTTTTGCATTTTTTCTAAAGTGCTTAATCTATCTCCAATGTTTTCTAAATCTGCTGCTTGACCGTACTCTGGATATATTTTTTTTAGTTCAGCGTCGGTAAGTTTTTGATCTAACAATCCTAGAGACGCCGCACTTTTAAATGTATCCATTCCCGGTCTTCCTCTTGCATAATCATATGCAGCAAACGGAGCTGCAAACAATCCCTCAAAAGCCAAGGCTCCTGGACCTAAAACATTTTTTAATATTCTTCCACCTTGAACAGTTTTAGTAATAGCTTTTATGTTTGCCTTATCACCAGGTGTTAATTTTTTTACGTCTGTTGTTTGTAGTTTTTGTATACCTCTTGCAGCGCATGCATTTAAATTTTGTCCTTCAAAAAATCCTATACGACCCCCCATCATTTTACCAGGACACCCTATTGCTGCTAATTTTTGAAGATTATTTTTTCCAAATTCTAATATTGCTTTTCCTTTTTCAGAACCAACTGCTGTTCCTTTTAATTGTGTTCCTGCTTCGTCTGGAGCGATAGCAATACTTGGATCAGGTAATTTTTCTTTAATCATTAAACCGCCTTCAAAACCTGTTGCTTTAACATTTAATCTAGCTTTTGTTTTTGCAAATTCTGGAAATTGTTTTCTTAATGCCCTATCTTTTTTTTGAAGTTCTGCAATCTTAGCACGTTTCTCTTTTGTCGATAATTTTTTATTATTTTGAGTTTCATAAACTTGTTGAGATATCTCGACTATTTTTTTCTCAAAAGGAAAATATTGTTTTAAATTTATTTCTGCTGGTAAGTATCCTAAATTTTTTAAACTATCTAATTCAGATAAAGATAAGTGAGATAACTGATAGCCACCTTTACCAGATAATTTTTTTAAAATAGTAGGATTAGATTTTGCTAATTCTCTAGCTCTTCTATCATAATAAGCTTGCGTTACAGGAACTATTCTTTTTTTACCTGTTGATTTGTATTTTAATTTATCACCATACTTATCTTGTTCTTTTCGAGTAACAACCTCTTTACCAGAGAACTCACTATCTCCTCTTAAATCTTTTTTATTTTGTTCGAATAACTTACCATCCATCTCTATTGGTGGTGCGTTATCTATTGCTTTCTGAACTTCTTCTAAACTACGCATAGGCGCGTATTGATTTTTACCCGGTGTTTTACTGTAAACAGTTCCAAACCTGTTTGATTTTGGATATTTATATTCGTCTGTTTTTACAGGACTAGTATCTGGTGGTCCATCTTTAAATCCAATACGTCCACCACCTGCCATATCTTTTCTTGGATTAGCTGTTGCAAATCTATTAATCGCTTCTATCTCTTCAACGTTTTGTGTTTTTGGTGGAATAGGTGCTTTGCTTGCAGAAAAGACATCAGGAAGATCTGGTTTTTGTTTTTTCGCCCGAGTCAGATACTTCATCATCTGTGCGTACTTTAACGGGTTCATTATTCCCCTAACATTCTAGCGATACCGCCTGATGCAAAGTCATCACCTGTTCCAAGGGTTTCGTAATCAGAAGAGTCCATCTCGCCCTGTCTTCTAACAACCGCATCTGATCGAGCTGCAGGATCATCTGTTATAGCTGCAGCCTTGTCTCTTCTTCTTTTGTTTTGAAAAATTTCTTTCATAGTGGGTTTTTTGCCTGTTGCAAATTCTTTTAGTTTTGAAACATCTGAATCAAGATCACTAATACTTGAACCACCAACCTCGTCTACATCTATATCATAATCATCAGGACCTACTCGTCTGCCGACAGGACCCGACTCTGCTGTGGTGAATTCTGCCGTGGGACTTGGTGCTCCCTCATCTGGCAATGGTTTTTTGTATTCCAACTGCACTGGATCACCGAATACGTTCTGTTCGCTCTCGTACTCCACTCTTACAGCACCATCGTCTACGTCTTCTGTAACTCTAACCACGGAACCATCGTCGAGTGTTTTCTGGTGAACAGCTTGTCTATCAGCTGTTGCAAATTTTTTAGTAACATCATCACCTTCGATAATAACTTTGTTAACTAATGCATCAAACCACTCTGGTTTACCAGCAACATTATCTGTTTTAATAATTGGCACACTCTTAATACCTTTTGCAGTTTTAATTGGTTTTAAAAATTTACCAACAATAGGTATTGCTGCAAGACCACCTAATATTTTTAAGAAACTTCTTCTACTCATACCAGACCCATCTTTAAATTGTTTTCTAAATCCAAAATTAAATTCAGGTTCACCTGTTTCCATATTATACACTAAAGTTCCACCGATACCTTCACCATCTTTATTAAAACCAAATCCAATGTCTCTGCTTTTAGAACCACCTTCATCTAAAAATATTTCTTGACCATCTCTTTCAATTTTAGTTCGACCCTTACCGTATTGATATCTTGCAAGAAGATCTATTTTTTGTGAGATAGGTATATCCGCTTTTACAATAGCGTTGATAGATTCACGATCAGCCGTGATACCTTCAGGTGCACCTTGTATCTGTTGTTTACCAGATTTAGTTCCTGAAGCTTGGACATCAATCATATCTAATAAACTTTTTTTATCTGGTGTACCATCTGAAAAACCTGCACGTCCACCTTGTGCCATGTCTTCTGGGTCTGGTATAAAATCATCTATGCCTCTTGGATCGTCTGGGTTTACGCCACCCGCATCATCGACAAAATCTTCAAGAGCTCTATCTTCTAATCTTTTTCTATCTCTTATTCTTTGAACAGCTGCTTTGTTATCTTTTTCCATACGAGCTAATACTTCTGCTTCTCTTTGTTTAAGAGTCTTAGGTCCTTGTTCAGTTGTCTTAACTAAATCTGAGAATGGATTGTCAGTTTTCATCAATCCTTCTTTTAAACTCTTTTCATCTATTTGAGTGCCACCCATGATACCTCTGCTTGAGTCAAGTTTTTTACCAGACATATCGAAGACTTCACCTTTTCGATCAAACTTGCTACCACCTAGCATATCACCAAACCTTTGATTAAACGCTTGGTCTTCAGCTTGTTTAACATAAGCTAGTATTTGATTTAATTCTTTTTCACTTCTAATCGCATTTGGATCAATACCTAAATTTTTTAATCTATTCTCTAAAGCGTTTGCAGAAAATTCTACTGATTTATTATTAGAGATAGCTCCCTTTTGTTTAAAAAGTTGTTTTGCTATAAAGTTTCTGATAACTGACACTGCCATTAGTAATAATTCCTTTTCTGTTTCTCGACCTTCTCGTCGACATAGTCTTCAGGGTGGTCTATTAGCCCACCTTGTCTAAAGCGC